GGCACGGTTGAAATGGAACACAAACTCGAAGCTGGGCGCGAAGCGGCCCTGCCAGTCGCCGGGCATCCCCGGCCCCTGATCCCAGACATACCAGCCGAAGCGCCGCCAGCCCTTCGTCCGCATCCAGTCGAGCCACGCCGTCCAGTACGGAATGAACTCGTTGTCGCGGTGGATCAGGCCGAGGTTGACCAGCACCTGACCGTCGTCGGCCATCGGCAGACGGTCGAACACGCCGCGCATCAGCGCGTCCCAATCGGCGATGCCGCCCGTGGTGTAGTCGCGCTGGTTGCCGTAGGGCGGCGAGGTGAAGCACAGCGCCGCGCGCTCGTCCGCCATCAGCATGGCGACCACGTCGGCGTCGGCGGCATCGCCGCAGATCAGGCGGTGCGCGCCGATGGCCCAGACGTCGCCCGCGCGGGATACCGGCGTGGTCGGAACCTCCGGCACGTCGTCGGCGTCGTCCGCCGATTCGTCATCAGGCGTTTCGGCTTCTGGTTCTTCTGCGGAGGCCAGCAGGTCTTGCAGTTCACCGTCCTCGAAGCCGGTGAGTGCCAGCTCGTATCCGGCCTCGGACAGCTCGGCCAGTTCCAGCGCCAGCATCTCCTCATCCCAGCCCGCATCCAGCGCCAGCCGGTTGTCGGCAATGACGTAGGCGCGCTTCTGCGCGGCGGACAGGTGCGCCAGTTCGATCACCGGCACCTCGGCCACGCCCAGCTTGTGCGCCGCCGCCAGCCGCCCGTGTCCCGCGATGATGCCGTTGTCGCCATCGACCAAGATCGGGTTCGTCCAGCCGTACTCGACAATGCTGGCCGCGATCTTGGCGATCTGCGCTTCGGTGTGCGTGCGCGGGTTGCGGGCGTAGGGGATCAGCGTCTCGACCTTGCGGTACTCGACGTTCAGTGGATTCAAGGTTTCGGGTTCCGGGAAAAACGAAACCCGCCAACGAACGATGCCGTGGGCGGGTTGGAGTGAAAGGTGCGAACTCGACGGGGTGCGAACCGCGAACCTGTGCGAACCTCGGTTCGCACCCTGACGCTAGAAAAGCGTCGCGCTCGCGCCCCCCGCATTGGATTCTGGCGAGGAAGGACCCCTTTTGCCTCGGGCCGCTCGCCGAACCGTCACCGCTGTCCAGAAGATAGCTGAAATACTACCCCCGACCGGAGTGATTTGTTGCAGCCTCGGCCAGCGTCAAAAGGGACAAACGCCGGAAACGAAGGACAAACGCGGCAAGCATTACCCTGCTTGGCCTACGATTTTGGAGGGCGCACGGATGCCTTCGCTGTTGAGCCTCTCAGCCACGATTTCCAGCGCCCGCTGCCAGCGACGCCACGCCGTCGTGCGGTCGCAGGCAAAGCGGATCGTGATGTCTCGCCAGCCATAGCGCTTGGCGCGCATCCACACAAGGTGGCGCTGCTCGATCTCCAGCCACTGCACCCACTTCATCGTCTCCAGCATCCGGTCGATGGCGTCCGGGGCGGGTGGGAACGGCCGATAGACGTGCTCATCGGCTGCGAACGTCTCCCACTCCTTGCGCACGATGACGGGCCATGTGTTGAAGTAGCCCTGCACACGCACAGGGGACAGGCGTCGTCCGGTGCTGGCGGCCTCCTCGAAGCGGGCCGCCACATCCTCAATCGTCCATTCAGCCATGACGAGGCCCTCCGTACAAGCGTTCGCCAATGCGGCGCACGATCTCTCGCTCGATGAAGTCCAGACGTTCATCGAATGCGTTGACCACCAGGATGTGCTGGTCGCGCCAGCCACGTTCCTTGATGGCGTCCAGATCGGTGGCCTGGGGTTGCAGTCGCCCGAGGGGGCAGCGGTACTGGGGGGTGGGAACTTTCATTTCACACCTCCTGGCCATCGTCGTGATGCTGGATTGCCCAGTGCAGCAGTGCCAGGGCATCGGCCTCGTTGTCGTCGACCGGCGTGTGCCCGCGCGCGGTGACGGAAGCGATGACATCTTCCTTCCCAGCGTTGCCTTTGCCTGTGGCGTGCTTCTTGATCGTGCCGACAGGTACGCCTTGGTACGGGATCTGGTGGTGCTCACACCACGCCGTGAGCGTGGCAAGGAAACCGCCGTAGGCGTGGGCCGCGTCGGTCGAGATGTGGCGGCGCACCTCCTCGAAGTGCAGGCAGTCGATCCCATCGCAGGATTGCTTGATCTCGGTGAGCCAGCGCTTGAAACGCAGGAAGCGCATTCCGCCGCCTTCGAAGCGCTGCGGCCGGAAGCTCTCCGAGCCGCTCGTGATGTGGCCGTCGCTGCCGCGCAGTGCCCAGCCGGTGGTGGTGCCCAGATCAAGGGCGAGGATGGTCGTGGTCATGGTGTCAGTCCTTATCCGGTGCGGATCTGACGCAGCTGACACTTCGTGACGAAACTCTCCATGAGGCGCGCGCACACGCGCACGCGTAGGGGTTACGACAAACTGCGTCAGCTGCGTCAGACCACGTGGTTTTCATGGGGGTCAGTTGTCCGCGTAGGGGGTGTAGGTAGGGGTCGGCGGGTGCTTGAGGCCAATGCCCTGGAACCCGCGCACGCCCATCCCGTTGCGCCATTTGTCCAACCCGCGTGTTATGAGCAGATCGGAAAAGCGGCGTTGTGCACCGACAAACTCGCCAGAGGCTTCAGCCCACTGCTTCCAGTCGTTGAACAACTCGGCGGTCAATGACTTGACGTTGGGCTCGCGCACGCAGCGCTCCTCGAGCCAGCGACCCAAGGCGTCCTCGGCTTCGAAATACTCCTCGGTGGCGTCCACCACGCGCTGCGGTGGAGAGAGTCGTCCGTGGCGCTGCCAGTCGAGACAGCCCTGCACGGCCCACGCGAGGATGCCATCACGTTCGGCCAAGAGCTTCTGTTGCAGGTTCTTGTCGCGGCGCTCGGGCGGCACGGTGATCGTGAAAGGGATCAGGTGCAGCCTGCGTTTCATCGCCTCGTCGATATTGCGAATGGCGGGCTTGTGGTTGCCCGCCACGAACAACTTGAACTGCGGGAAGAACTCGAAGAAGTCCTGGCGCATGAAGCGCGCCGAGATCTTGTCGCCACCGGTGAGGTTCTTGAGCTTGGACTCGGCCCAACGTTTGCCCTGCTCGGTTTCGATGGCCGCCACGAAGCGCGCGCCGCGCAGTCCCGCCATATCGGTCGGGTGCCGGTCGGTACGCGTTTCCATGAAGGTGTCCATCGGCGCGTTGGTCGCGTAATCACCCAAGATGGTGGCCAGCGTGTTGACGAACACCGACTTGCCGTTCGCGCCTGTGCCGTACAGGAAAAACAGCGCGTGCTCTTGCGTCGACCCGGTCAGCGCGTAACCGACCATCCGTTGCAGGTAGGACTGAAGTTCCTGGTCGCCACCCGTGACCTCGTCGATGAACTGCCTCCAGGTCGGGCAGTCGCCACTGGGCGTGGCTGTGGTGATCTTGGTCATCCGGTCGGCGCGCTCGTGCGTGCGCATCCGGCCTGTCTTGAGATCGACCACGCCGCCCGGCGTGTTGAGCAGCCACGGATCTGCATCCCATTCGTCGGTGGTGGCCGCGTGCCTGCGGTCAGCACGCGCCAGGCGTTCCACACCGCCGACCGTTCCTGCGCTGGCCAATTTGGCGGCGACCTTGGGGTTGTCGGCGCGTACAGCCGTCTGGCGACAAACGCTGCGGATCAAGTCCGTGGCCGCCAACGTGTCCTCGGTGCGCCAGCGTTGCCCGTCCCACACCAGCCACTTTCCCCAGCCAGCCACGTAGCGCCAGTCGCGGTGGTAGCGGCGCGTGAAGGACAGCGCCAGCGCGTCCTCCGTACCCCAGACGGATTCGTCGCTGCTGACCACCGGATCAACGTCATCGGCGACGTCGTGCATCTGCAAACGTGGGCCGTGGGTGAGGAAGGTGGCGACATCGAAGCCCTCGGCGATGGCGTCGGCCACGTCCCAGCCCTCGGCGGCTTCCTCGGGCGGGTACAGGATGTGGCAGGATTTGGCTCCCGCCGACAGGATGGCCTGTGCCGCCTGCGTGGCGTACTCCCAGCCCGGCTTGTCGCGGTCGGGCCAGATCAGCACAGCCTTGCCGGCCAATGGCGACCAGTCGGTCTTTTCTACCGGAGCGTTCGCGCCGTGCATTGCCGTGGTGGCGACGATGCCCGCGTCGGTCAGGGCCTGCGCGCACTTCTCGCCTTCTACCAGCACCACCTGCGCGGTACTGGTCATCCCTGGCTGGTTGTAGAGCGGACGCGGGTCGGGCGGTGCCATCTTGCGCCGCTTCGCATCCCAGGGCCGGAACTGCTTCTTCTGTCCGGGCGGGTCGTAGCGGTAGACGACGGCGATGAGATGGCCTTGGGCGTCGAGGTAGTCCCACTTGGCGGTGGCGGGGCCGAGTTCGTCGACCGGCACGTCCTTCTTGCTGGCCTTGCGTACTGGTGCGGAGCGCGAGCGTCCGAGCAGATCAGCAGCGGCGTCGAGCACACGCGGAAAGTCGTTCAGCACGTCGATACCGAGGTGCGCGGCGATCAGTGCATAGATGTCGCCGCCATCGCCAGTGGCTCGATCCGTCCACAGTCCGGCCTTCTCGCCATCGAGTACCACCTCGAGGCTGTCGCCGGGACTGCCCAGCACGTCGCCGATCAGGAACTTGCCACGGCGCTTCTTGCCCGCCGGGAACAAGGTGGTCAGAACGGACTCAAGACGCGCGAGCAGTTCAGCACGCAGTTCTTCGCGTTCGGCATCACTGAGGGTGCGGCGGATGGGGTCGGGCAGTGGCGCGATGTCGTTGAAGTCGAGGGTCATTCGGCCTCCTCACCATCGGCGTCACCGGTGCGCCCTTGCGCGGCGGTGCTGCGGGCTGCCCACGCAGACAGTTCGGATGGTCGATAGCGCACCAGACCGCCCATCAGGTAGTGGGGAATCTTGTACTTGCTGCGCATCTGCGGATCAGCAAACCAGTAGTACGGCAGTCGCAGTGCGGCAGCGGCCTGCTTGGCGTCGATCATGGGTTCGACGCCACCGATGAATTGCGTGTCGTTGCTCATGTTGTCCTCCAGCAGCGGTCTTGCCACGCGCACATCCGGCATTCGAAGTGGGTCGGATCAACGAAGGCGCGTGGCAGAAGTTCGCCTGCCTCGTTCGCCGTGATGACCTTCACCGCCCGATCCGACATGCGCTGGGCCAGC